TTACAGACTCGTTCCCGGTTCGGCCTGTTTTGCCGCCCTGAACCGCTGCAACTTCGCACCGATTCCATCCGCCATTTGGGGCGACAGGGCGACGTAGCGTTCGATCACCTCGGCCGCGTGCTTGATCGACCAGCCAAAGGCGACAGCGATTTCCTTGAGGTCGGCGCCAGCCTCGAACAGGCGCGTGGCGGCGGTGCCGCGGGCATCGTAGAGCCGCAGTTCCTTGCGCAGCTTCAGTTTGTCGCGCCATTCGCTGACCGCATCACCGAGGTAATTTTCGTGGCTGTAGGGTTCGCCGGCCTTGTTCACGATCAGATGGTGCTGACTGGTCGGCATCGCGTCGATCAGCGCTGCCAGGCGCGGTGTGACGGGGATCGAGGCCAGGCGCTGGCGCTTGCGGGTGCGCAGCACGATGCGGCGCCCGCCCGGTGTCGGCAGGATGTGGTCGCGGGTCAGCTGGACCTGGTCCCCGGGCCGCAGGCCGGTTTCGGTGGCGACAATCAGGATGCGGCCGACCTGTCCCGGCGCGCCTGCGACGAAGGCATCGATCTCGGCCTCGGTCCACATGATCTCGGCGCGATCTGAGCTATAGAGCGACGGGATGTCGCGCAGATGGTTGTGCAGGATCAGCGCGCGGTCCATACCGAATTTGACCAGGCGCTGCAGGTGGCGCAGCCGGTCATCGCCAACCTTTCCGCCGATCTTGTCGCGCCACTCCAAGACCTTCCTGCGAATCCTCGGATCGTCGAAAGCGGGCGTGTCGATCTCGCCGAACTTGCGGTCTATGCCATTCGTCTTGTGGTAGAATGAGGTCCGCATGTCCTTCTGCGTCCTGGGGGCGAGTCCGAGGAAATCGCGGCTGTCGAGAAACCGGATGATGACATCGCGGAAGCGGCCCCGCGCCAAAGGCGCGACCGGGGCGCAGGCGGCCAGGGCTGAGAGGTATTCTGGGGATCCTGGGCGGATCGAGCTGTCACTGTCCCAGAACTTCGGGGCGCCCTTGCCACGCCAGGCATAATGGTATTCCCGGACCCGGCCGTCCTTCAGCTTCATGCGGACGCGGTGGACCCCCTTGAGGTCAACTCTCATCGCTCTCGAACCAATCGTTGATGCGTTTTTGCTGTTCGGTCAGGTCTTGTTTGGCCGGCTCGGCCGGCAGAATACGAATGGTCCCAGCGCGCGTCACCTCGATAATCGCGTTCGGATCGGCCCTGCGGGCCGCTCGGGTGGCGCGTTCGATCTGAGCGGCGGTAAAGCTGCGGGACCGGCCCATCATGCTGCCCCCGATCCGCCGATCTGCAGGGGTTTCATGTTCCCATCTTGTTCTGCCATCCTGACGACATGTGGAAACGACGACTCACTGTGATAGGCGGCCAGACCGCGCCGGGCGACTGGACGGTCTACCGAGGCCGCCAGTGCGTCGGGCGCATTCAGCCCGCCATTGGGGCGGTCGATCTGCCTGCATACGAATGGTCCACCGGGACCGACCCTGGATTTCGCGGGCGCGCCGATACCATCGAGCAAGCGCAGGCCGATCTGCGCGAGGCGATCCGAGCGCACTGGCCCGACGATCTGCCCGAGGTGCCGCGCTCCGGTACGCGGTTCACGGATCTGTAGGGCGGTCATGACCCACCGCCGATCTGGTCGATGTTCCCGTGCTGGACGGTGAAGGTCGCCGCAGCCACCCAGGGGTTTGCATCCCATGCCTCGGGGCCGTGCAGGCTGTTCCAGAGGACACGGAAGGCAACAAGGCTGGCAAAGCACCCAGCGCCATGGCAGGCGCTTTGGCCCATCGCGGCACACGTCTCGCATTGGATGCCCTCGGCAATGCTGTCGGCGGCACTGATCTCCTGCAGCCGCTGCACCCGCACATCGGTGACGGTCAGGGTCAGGCGGCTGGCCCAGCGGGGCATGTGCCTGCCCTGCCGGAAGCGTCCAGCGCAACCAGGCTCGCTATCGCTCGGGTCCGTGTCAGCGGCGAAATAGATAGGGATGTCATTCGGGATATTGCGCGGGGCCAAATGGTCGAAGCGCGCCTCACAGCGCCAATGCTCCCTGACATAGAGCCGGTCGCCGGTGGCGTAAGGCGTGTAGCGATCCCGCCACCAGGCATTGCCCGGGTCCATCACATAGCTGTCGCTCCAACCGATGTCGGCGTTGAAGATGTTGGATTGCCCGTTGCGGCGGCCGCTGTTCCCCAGCACCCGCCGCGTCTGGGTCTTCCTGCCATCCAGCAGGGCGCGCACCATCGGGCCGGAGAAGATGATCGGACGGTCAGGCATCGGCCTCCCCCTTCCCGATCTCGCGCAGCCGGTGCTCCAGCTTCGCAATAGCGAGGATGGTGGGTTTCACCTCGGCGGGGGCCTGGTCGTAGCCGCGGCGCGATTTCCCATTCAGACGGGGAAGAAGCCCCTTTGGGACTGCTTCCCAATTCGAAGGGTCGCAGTTCGTCTTGTCGCCATCGAGGCACTTCAGCGCTTGGCCTTTCGGCACGGGGCCGTTCCTGGCTTCCCACAGTTCCCGGTGTTTGAAGGCCATGTGGGTCTTGTGCGCGGGGCGGAAGGGGTTCGGCCTGTCGACGCAAATCAGCACATAGCCATTCTGGTTTACAGCCTCGTATCCGATAGGGCGCGCATTGTGCGGTTGCTCTCCCGCCTTGAACCGGGTGGCTGCGCTGGCCGCGTTGAACGGCAGTTTCCGCCCTTTGGTCCACGGGGTGTGGCCCTTTTCGAAACGGCCATTTCTCCCGGTCTTGACCTTGTGGTTCTTGCGCCAGCTGATGATCTGCGCGGTGGTGATCGAGGATTCCGGAAAGGCCGCGCGGAAGGCAGCTTCCACCTGGGCGCGCGCCAGACCGGCATTCTGGCGCAGCCACCCGGCCTGTTCGGCAGTGAAGATCAGGCTTTTTCCAGCGTTGCGACGGCGACCAACAGGACCGGCTGACCACCCATTGCGACTGCACAGTGCCTTGATGTTGTCGATGGCAACATCAACACGCCCCCAGACCTGCACGAAACTAAGGTGCAGGTCCTTTCGGGACATGCCTGAGCGAGCCTTGATCCAGGCCAATTCATCGGCGCTGTACTTGATCGCCGCGCCCTTCATCCTTCACCGGCCTTCCTAGGCTCTCTCCCGATCATCGGCAGGGTGGGCAGGATCTTGTCGCCATGCTCGGCGAACAGCTTGGCCGCTTGCAGCTGCACCTTCGCATTCTCGGTGATCCGGTCGGCCACATCGACGATGGCGCCAGCGCGCGACACCTCGGCCTCGATCTGCTCGGGCGTCATGTTCTCGACGTCGAGTCGGTCGAGCGCGGCGAAGAGGTGGCGGTTCAGTTCGGCGAGGTTACTCATCCCATGGCGCCTTTCTCAAGGTGACGGGCGCGGTCAGGGCCACGCCGGAATTGCTGGTCGGATAGGGAACGTGGACGGTCTTCAGGCCCGGCTTGGGCTGCGGCGGATGCACCGATCCAGAGCAAGCCGGGCATCGGCAAGCCTCCTGATGGGTGTGCATCCGGCAGACCCGGCTCTGGTTGGTTGGCCCGAGAGGCTGAAGGCAGCCTGGATGGGTGCAGGTGCCAAAGGGTGCGATTTCAAGCTCGCGGGCGCTGTTCATCCCGCCACCCCCGGCATCTGGTCCCAGGTGCGGCCGTCGAGAAGGCGGCCGGCGCGCTTCTTGCCGACGCGATGCATCATGTTCAGCTTGTCGCCATGAAAGCCTTGACCGCCAGCCAAGTTGAGCCAGCGCTTCTTGTCCCAATCGCCCGGTTTCGGGACATTCCGCCAATCCGGGTCATCACGGTCGCGATCGTAGATCGAGACCCATTCGCCGTTCTGCTTGAAGAAGAACGGCACGCCCGCCGCGACGCACTGATCCCGCAGGCCGCGCGCCCAATCCGGGTGCATGGGCCGCGCGCCGGGGCCGCTCTCGCCGCCGACGATCACCCAATCGAGTTTCGGCTTGCCGCGCTCGATACGGGGCGGCTCGCTGTCGTGCCACCAGTTCCCGCGCAGGGCGTCGTGGAACTTCCACCCATCGCACATGTCGTCGAGGATCACTGGCCCCAGCAGCGGCTCGGCCGAGATGAAGCGCACAGCAGCAGGCGTTGACAGCAGCTCGGGGATGCGGGCATCGGCAGTGGCCTGATCCTCGACGCTGGTGCCAAGCCAGACGTTGGGCAGGGGCCAGCGGCGTAACAAGACGTTCTCGCCGTCGAAGTCTGCGGTCTTGCCTTCGTGGATCATTTGCACCGCGAGATCGAGAGACTCGCGCGAAACCCGGAATGCTGCCAGAGATGAGTTGGGCAGGTGGAGAGCGCCATCGACGCGCCTCGTCATATACGCCCGCATCCGCTCCGGCCGCTTGGTGAGCACCTGGAACGTGTGCTGCGGGGTCAGCGCCATGACGGCGAACATCCGGTCCAGCATCTCGTCGGTGACGAACCGGCCGAAGCTGTCGGTCATGCTGTTGACGAAGATCATGCGCGGCTTCTTCCAGCGCAGGGGTGCCAGAAGCATCTTCTCGTCGAGGAAGACCTCGACCTCGCCCCGGGGCGCCAGGTGGCCGGGCTTGAAGGCCAGCTTGGTGCCGAGGCGCAGGTTAATGCCCTGGGCATAGCAGTTGTCGCAGCCCGCGCTGACCTTCTCGCAATGCCAGCCGACATGCGTCACCGGCCCGCCGGGGTGCGAATGCCGCCGCGCTCGGACGGGGTTCCAGGTCGCGTCGGTCCACTCGATCTTGCTGTTCTCAGCCATCCGACTGTTCCTTCTCATAGGCGGCCCGTGCTGCAGCGAAATCGGCGTCGTGCTGCCGCTTGGCTTCTGTCCAGCGCGCGTGCTGTTCCTCGGTGATCTCCCCTTCTCCGTGACACAGGGGGCAGTCGCGCTCGCCGTAGTTGTCGCAGACGCAAAGATCGCCGCCGCAATGGCAGTCGATATGTCCCCAGCCAGAACAGCGCGGGCACGGGGCGAAATCGGTGTCGAAATCTTCGCCGTCAGCCATGGACGGCCTCCCTTTGCTTTTCCCACTGCTCGCGGTGCGCGACTGTGAAATCCATCACCCGCCCGGCCTCGGCCAGTGCCAGCTCGGCCGTCGACGCGCTGTAGTAGAACGGGTAGCCGTGCAGCTTCGCAGTGAAGGTTCCGTCCTCTTCGCGGGTGATGGTGAAGGTCTCCCGGTATCGTTGCCGCGCCATCACGCGCCCCCTCCCCGCAGCGCCTCGGCCTTCAGCGCCACGACGCGCGCCTGCAGGCCCCAGTGGTCAGGGTCGAGACCGGCGATCAAGTCGCGGAGGCGGGCGAGTTCGGTGTCGGCGGCCAAATCGTCGAGGTGCGCGTCACCCGGCGACACGAGGGCTGCGCGCTGATAGTGCTGATCACAATGCTGTTGTGCGGCCTCAAGGGTTTCGTGCTGGCTCGTGTCGAAGTGCGCCCAGAACCGGCCTTGATGATCTTGGGTGACGAAATACTGGAAGTGATGCGGATGTCCGCAGGTTCCGCCCTCGCGGAAGTCAGGCCACACCAGCGGCTTGACCTGCACTCCTTGCCCCCGGCGCGCAAGTTCGGCCTCGGCGGCATCGAGCCTGACCGTCAAATCCTGAATGTCACTCGGGAAGTCCCATCGCTTGAACGTCGCCAATGCCTCGCGTGACCGTTTCAGTTCGGCTTCGGCGGCTTCGGCGCGGGCAAGATGCGTTTCGGCCAGCCGCTTCCAGAACCTTACCATGGCTTTCCCGACAGCTGGGGATGCTTGGCCTTGCTCGACAGCGGCCTCCCAGCCATCATTCGCGCCGACGATGTATGATCGTTCGGAGTGGAACCCTTCCAGTTCCGCCTCCAACTCAGCGACACGGGCGATTAATCCTTGGATGATCTCGACCGCCGCATGAGGGATGCGCGGGATGGTTACTCCTGCCGCATTCATCGCCAGCAGTGCTTCAGCGTTCCTGATCTTCGCGTCCAGTTCTTCGGGGGTTCGATCCATCACAGCCACCACCGCAGCAGTTGCGCCAGGCGCCCGTCGCTGGGCCACCAGGCCAGCCAGACGATGCCGATCAAGATCGCCAGCACGGCGGCTGCCAGGAAAGCCGCGAGGGGTCGGGTACCCGCGACCAGAAGGATCGCCATGGCAAGCACGGTGACGGCCACGCAGCCGAGAAATGCGGTGATGACCCGGCTGGGGGCCGGGCTCCATTCGGTCAGCGCGGGCGGATCGTCGGGCGTGTCGATTGGCAAGGGGGTGGGGTCAAGCATCACGCGATGCCTTTCGGAAAAGACCCCGGGCATGACGCCCGGGGTGAGGCCAACAGGGAGGAAGCGCCGGATGACCCGCCTGGCGCGCGGGGTTCAGTTCAGGCCGGGCAGGAAGCCCACCGAATCCGGCTCGCTCTCCGCCGTCTCGGCCAGGCAGTCGCACAGGGCTGCCGTGATCTCGGGATTGTCGTGACCGATGATCGCCGTATCGGCGTCGATCGACGTGCCTTGCAGCCCCGCATAGGCCACGACCAGCTGCGCCGGTTCGAGACCGGCCTTCCGGGCAAGGTCGTGGCAGGCATCGGCCAGTCGGCCGAGCAGGGTTTGCACATAGGGGTCGGCCAGGGGCGCGAAACCGGGGCGGCTGGTCATCCGTCACGCTCCTTCGCCTGATCGAGGAGCGATGGCAGATCGACAGCGGCGCCGAGGACGAGGCGGGCCATCTGCAGCCCGGCCATGGCGAAGGTGAAGATCAGCAGCGCGGTGGCGGTGCGCGACAGGGCGCTGCTGATCAGGGCGGCGCGGCGCTGGCGGGCGAGTTCCCGCGCGAATTTGTCCGAGACGAAGGAAAGGTCCGCGATATGGGTCATCTGGTGCGCCCCGCGTTCATGCGCTGGACCTCGGCCTGCGCCCAGGCCCAGTTCCTGTCGGCTTCGGGCTTGCGCTTTGCCCAAGCCTCGGGTGTGCAGGCGGAGCCGCGGCGGATCATGTAGGCGCCGACTTCTTCAGCGCTGGCGATGCTGGTCGGGCGCGGCTGAAACTCGTCGCCCCGGCGCAGAAGCTCTGCCTCGCGGTCATGCGGGCCGCAGTGGCCATAGTGGAAATCATACATTGCGACCAGCTTCATGCCGCCACCTCGATGGCTTCGGTGGACAGCAGATCCTGCAGCGCGCGTGGCGGCAGGCCACGCAGGGTTTCTGGGATCTTCTGGACGGCGCGGACGCGCGGGCACCAGCCCGCTGTCAGACGCAGGCGGGCCTTGCCGTTCTTGACCTGAAAGTCGGGCTTCGCGCCCGCCAGCACCGGCGACCAGACCCCGGTCATGGTCATCTGTTCATAATACCAGGTGAGGCCGGTCATGCCGCGTCACCGCCATGGCTGGGCTGCAGCAGGACGATCCGGGCCTGACGGCGCTGGCGCAATTCGTCGCCCAGGATGTGCCAGGCCTGCTGACGGATGCAGGGATGGGCGTACTGCGCCGCCTCCGGCGTGGTCACCAGGAGGCGCGCCGCGATGACCTCGTCGCGGCCGGGCGGGGGCATCAGGGGAAAGCGGGGCATCGCGGTCTCCATCGGGTTGTCGATGGAGAACTTATGCGCCTAGTGAATATTCATGTCAAGAATGCAAATTCACATTGTGAATAAGTTAGCCGCGCGCAGGATCATTCTCAAGAAAAGATACTCCCGTGCAGCTGATCTGGCGCTCGGTCAGGTACACCGAGTAGACACGGCCCGAGTGGACGTACAGCGCCTTCCCCGCACGGTCGTTGCCGACGAATGTGCCTTTCTCGACTGCAGTTAGACATTCCTCGACTGTCACCTGGATGGGTTCACCCATAGAACCCGCCGCTTGCGGTTCGGCGACGAGGCCCCCGGCCGAAGCAATCGTTATCATGGCCGCGACACCAAATCTTGATTTCGAATCACTCCGTTTCAACATCTTGTGCTCAACCTTGTTGCATTGAGGGTTTCATCAATCTCTAGCGGCTGGACGGTCGCTGCAAGTTCATAGAAAGTTCACATATAGGGCTGGCGGTTGGGGGTGGTTATGGAGGCGAGATTTGCTAGGGCTCTGAGGGCGATGTCGGACGAGCAGCTCGTTGATTTTATCAGGGCTGCGCTTGGTGATCTGAAAGAGCCATATTTGCAAGATCAAGCCAACCCTTCTGACGCTCGGGTGGTAACACGCGAAAGATGCGAAGCAGCGTCTCCTCCTGCGCAGACCTGGATTCCGCAAACAGCTGGCTGAGGTCGACGTCGAGTGCGGCGGCGATAGCCTTGTAAACCGCGATTGTGCTCCCGTCATCCAGCTTCTCGGCGCGAGAGATCGTTGGCTGGGTGTAGCCTGTCATGTCAGCCAGCTCGCTTTGGGTGATGCCGCGCGCGCGGCGAAGTGCTGCGATGTTCATGGCGCTATTCTCACCTCAATGCCATCAGCGTCAAAGTCGCCACGCGAATAATCATTCTTGACAGGTATATTCATGATGGGCATAAACCCCGTCATGACCCTGCTTCAGGCATACCTCTCCGCCAATGGCATCCGCCAATCTGACTTCGCGAAAGCAGTGAAGTCGACTCAGGCGACCATATCGAAACTTGCGTCTGGCGTTATCCGCCCGGGCCTGGAGCTTGCTGTCCTGATCGAACGCGAGACGTCGGGGTCTGTGCCGGCATCCTGCTGGGTGCCGGACACCGCCGAGGCGCCCGTCGCCGCCCATGACACTGCCCCACCCAACCAAGAGGACGCTGCCTGACATGGACAATGCTGTGACCAAAAGCCCTGCGCCAACCGATGCAACCTTGCTGAAAGCCATGACCCAGGGTGAGCCGATCGAAGTCGACTCAATACGCGAGTCCCACCTGGCTTCGCCGCATCCAGTCAGCCTCGAGGCGGCGAAGCGCTTGACCATGTCCCAGATCGGCGTGTCATCGGACCGATCCTTCCAAGTGCAAATTTCCGCCTTCTGGGACAAACTGCGCTGGGCGACCACCCCGGAAGAGAAGCTGACCTGCGAGCGGATGATCAACGCCCTTGGTCTGGCGCGCGGCATGTCGCGCCACGAAGAAGGCAGCCAAATCGCTGCGGCGAACGACGCGGACCGGAAGCGCATGGGCGAAGAAGACGCCGAGCGGCGCGCGGTGGACAGGTGGCGCTGATGGGTTACGAGTACCGAAACCCGTTGAAGATCATCTTGATCGTCTCTGCCGCGCCGGGATTTGCCGACCTCTCGGCGGCTTCGATTTCCTCCTGCAGAAGCTTTAGCAGGCGCGGTCGCCGCTTTGGGTCTTCCTTCACGAGGAACTCGAGGAGGGCCTCGAGAAGGCTTTCGAGCGCTTCCGCGCGGTCCGCCACGCGTTCGATCTTCTCGTCTGTATCTGACATCTGCAATTTCCCGGGCGGTTGGAGACAAGGCGCAGATGATGCGGCCAGGACCAACCTGCCGCAAGCGTTCGGCCTTTTCCCGCAGAAGGATTTCACCTGACATGTCCGTCGCCTTTCGTGCCGTTCCGTCTCAGATTGCCCCGTCCCGAGGTCAAAAGTCCCATCCCAATGGGATTGACCCGCAAGGCAGGGGGCGGTCGCTGCGGGCCAGGCGGCGGGTGCAGACCCTGCCCATCATCGAAGTGTCCAGCCATGCCACGAAGATCTGGTGGGCCGAGCTGATGGCTCGGCGCTGCGGCACGCGGGAAAACTGCGCAGCGATGTTCAAGACCACCTTCCAGACCGCCTGCAACTGGTTCGACGGCTTCAGCTGCCCCACCGGCGACAAGGTGCGACAGGCCGCGCTCTGGTGGCCCGAAGAATTCGCCGGTCCCTGATCCGGCCCCGCCTTCCGGCCGCCCAGCCGGACGCCGCCCGTGTGCCAAGCCTGTTGGCCCGGGATCACCTTGCCGGGGTGGGGATGTCCCGCCTCACCCCGGTCTTTCCCAATTCGCCGCAGCGCGCCGGAGGCTCAAATGGATTTGACCAAGATGACACGCGGGGAGCTGGCGCAGTTCCAGCGCGACCTGGCCCGGGTTGCCACCGCCTCGGATGTCTTGGCCGATGGCGGCAATGAGATCGAAATCAGCCTGACGTCCGAGCGGACGGTTCTGTGCGCACCGCCGATCCTGTCGCATGGCACTGAGCGTGCGCCGGTCCTGGTCGAGCCCATCGAGATAGAGATCGAGGCGCCGCGCCCAGTCGTGCTGGATGGCCCGGGCAGCCGGACCAAACCGGCATGCGAGGTCAGGAACACCAGCCCTTCGCCAGCCGCCCAGTCGCAGATGGTTATGGGGCCGCTGAGCGATTCAGAATGCGGTGTCATTCGCGACGGGCTGGCCAAGGGTGAAACGGTGAAGCAGATCGCCGCGGCCCTGAACCGCCGCGCTTCGACCGTCGCACTGTGGATCGGAGTGCAGGAGAAGCGGGCTGCGAAGGCCGCCCGCAAGAGCAGTAATCAGGCGGGCCAGCCCGCGCTGAAGCCCGCGCCGATACAGGCGGCTGATCCCGGGCCCGGCCGCATCCCCGCCGCCGCCGAGGGGATGGCGGAGCCTGTCGCGCAGGGTGCTGGAGGCGCGGCAGGACTTGAACTTGAGATGCCGGGCGGAGACCAGGGGGGGCTGCAGCAGCATGTTCTGGCGGGGAATACCCCTCTGCAGGTGGGGGAGGCGGCCGTGCGGGCGGCACCTTCCCCCACCGAAGTCCCGGAAGACCTGCGCGGCAATGACCGGGTGATCTGGCGCGCGCTGGCCGAATTGCGCCCGGCGCCGGGATGGGACATCGTCACCGATCTGGATATCTGCGAAGCCTTCGGGCGCGGCACCAAGGCTGCCCATATCGCGCTGGACCTGGGCGTCGACGCTGCCGCGATCATCGCTCGCTACAAGGCGCTGACCGCCGTGATCCGCGACGATCGCGGCCATATGACGATCGACGGCCAGTCGCGCTTCATCGAGCTGTTGCGCCGCCGTGCCGCCCAGGCTGCCCCGTAGCGCCGGAGGGTTGCATGACGATGCGCATGCCCGCGGCGACCGGTGCCGCCCCCGCCTTTGACTGGGCCGCGATCCTGTCGCCTTCGGGGCGCTGGGGGCGGCAGGTCCGGGCCGGGTCGTCGCCCGACCTGGTCCGGCGCGAGATGCCCGGCGGCGCGGCCGCCTTTCTGGCCACGCCCTATGCGGCGGAGGTTCACCTGAAAAAGGTCTTCCGCCCGCAGCGATCGGCCCTGATGTCGACCCTTGCCGCGCGCGAGATGGTGCGCCTTTACCTCGCCGGGGTCACGGCGGTCTGCCCGGTGCTGCAACTGGCCGAGATGTGCCACGCCGCAGGCCTGGTCGATGGCGCAGCGGTCGATCCGCTGGACAGCGCGGCCTGGGCGCAATGGTCACGGCCGATGCTGGAATCCTCGGCCGTGCTGGTCGTGCCCGACCTGCAGGGTTGGGCACGCTGCCCGTTGATCGCGCTGCAGACCGGCCTGGCGCTTGGCCTGGGACTGCCGGTGCATGTCTATGCGCGGGGCGTGGCGCCATGACGGGCTGGCTGCTGATCCTGACGCTGTCGATCCCGGGCCAGCCTGACAGCCAGGCGGCGATCGGCATCCTGTTCGGGCCTATCCTGTGCGAAAGCGTGGGGGCGGGTGTGGCGGCGGCACTGGAGGATCGGACGCCCGGCCTGCGGGCGCGCTGGACCTGCCGGGAACTGCCGGGCGGAGAAGCGGCATGAGCGACGATCCCCGCCTCGCCGAAGCCCGCCGGATGGACATCTTCAAGGTGGCCGACGATCTGCAGATCGAGGGGCTTTCGGCGGATCGGCGAGGCGAGAAGGTGGGGCCTTGCCCGGCCTGCGGCGGCACTGACCGTTTTTCGATCGACAGGAAGAAGGGTCTGTTCAACTGCCGCCATTGCGGCGGCGGCGATGTCATCCGTCTGGTCGAGCTGGTGCGCCGGGTCGAGTTCAGGGCCGCGCTGGACTGGCTTTGCGGTCCGTTGCGCGAGATTTCCGAGGCCGAACGGCAGGCGCGGGCGGAGAAGGCGGCAAAGGCCAAGGCCGAATCCGAGGCCGCCCAGGCAAAATACCGGGCCGAGGCCACGGCGCGCGCGCGGCGGATCTGGAAGCAGGGCCTCGATGCGGGGGACGCCGTGATCCGGGACTACTTCGCCCGGCGTGGCCTGCCAGAATGGCTGCTGGAGCCGCCCCCCGCCTGCCTGCGGTTCCACCCTGACCTGCCATACATGATCCAGCCCAAGGGCCAGCGTGATTATGTCCAGATCCATCGCGGCCCGGCCATGCTGGCGGCCGTGCAAAAGCCCAACAGGCGGGCAGAGGCGGTGCATCGCACCTGGATCGACCTGTCGCAGCCGAATGGCAAGGCCCTGATCGCCGATCCGACCACGGGCGAGATTCTGCCTTCCAAGAAGGTCGAAGGGTCAAAGCGCGGTGGCGCGATCCGCCTGACCGGTCACCTGCGATCCGAGATCCTGATCATGGGCGAAGGGATCGAGACCACGCTGTCCGCCAAGGCCGCCTGGGACGGGCCAGAGGCGATGTTCTGGGCAGGGGTTGACCTGGGCAACATGTCGGGCCGCATGCTGCGCGTGCCGGGGCAGCGCTATTCCGGCCTGCCTGACATGGAGGATGACGAGGCCTTCATCCCGCCGCCTGAGGTTCGTCGCCTGATCTTCGTCATGGATGGCGACAGCGACCCGAAGATGACCGAGGCCCGTCTGCAATCTGGTCTTCGCCGCGCCATGGCGCGCTGGCCGGGCCTCAAGGGCCAGATCGCCCGGGCGCCGAAAGGGATGGATCTGAACGATGTGCTGATGGGGGAAGGTGATGGCTGACCTGTCCAAGAAGATCAGCTTGTTCAGCATCTCTGCGATTCCAGCCAAGCCGAAGGGCCGACGGGGCGAGAGCATATCGCTGGCCAAATCGATCCGGCCTTTCATCCAACCGAAATCGCACCCTTGGAAGAAGGTGAAGAAATGACAGATGACCAGATCAGCCAGATGGTTTCCCGCTTCCTGCGGTGGAAGCTGCCCACCGACTTCGCGCCTGATGGCGGCATCAGTTTCAAGGCCGAGTTCAATGAACATACCGCGCATCCGATGCGCCACGAGCCGGTCGGCACCAACCTTTTCAATGCCCTGCAGGCCCATGCGATGGTGCGGCACATGCTGGGTCTGAAAGCCGGACAACAGGGGGTGGCGCCAATCAGCGCCCCGAACCAAGCGCCCTTGCCGCATGATCGGGAAAGCATCCTTGCCGAGGCGACCAGGATCGTTACCCGCGACCGCGCCGCCACGCATGGCCAGCCGGAAAACAGCTTCCGCATGATCGCCGCCAGCTGGTCGGCGAAGCTGGGCGTCACCGTCACCCCGGAACAGGTCTGCTTGCTGCTGTCCGACCTGAAGGCCTGCCGGGCCTGGGATAATCCGGCCCATGCCGACAACTGGGTCGATCTTGCAGGCTATGCCGCCTGCGGCGGTGAGTTGGCGCTGATGCTGCCTGAAGGGTTGACCTATGGCTCCGTGCCCGCCCCTGACGGTCACGCTTGACCGCACAGGCGGTACCGCCCGGCTGCAGAAGGACGACTGGGGCCTGACCGTGCCGATCGGCGATCTGCCGCGCTGGTCGAAGCTCTATCGCGGCCTGTGGGCCCGCAAGCCGAAGGGCAACTTCGGCAAGGACATGAACACGCCCGGCCCCTGGGCCGGGTTCTACGAGGAAGACATGTGCGCGCTTGAACGGGCCGTGCGGGAGGCTGGGTTGTGAACGACGACAAGATCGCCAGGGTGCGCGCGGTGCTGGATGCCGCCGAAGACGTCGATCTGCCCGAGGGGATGGTCGCGCCGGCTTCGGAAGAGGAATCGCCCGGCGCGCAGGACTATGGCTATGACGGCCTCGATCCCGGCCCGCCACCGGTCGAGGAAGAGAACCCACCCGAAAAGCGCTGCGTTGATTTCCCTCTGAACGATGTCGGCAACGGCATGCGGATGATCGAGCACTTCGGCCTGGACCTGGTCTATGTCGCACGGGTCGGCTGGCACCTCTGGACCGGAACGCGGTTTCTGATTGACCCGGACGAGATTTCCGTGCGGCGCATGGCTCACAAGCTGTCCGAGTTGATCGCGAAAGAGACCTGGCACATGCCGATCTCTGAAGAAGATTCGACCATCTTGGCGGACGGCGAAGAGGCGCAGCGCGAACTGAATGAACTTGGTGTCATCCGCCCGAAGGACAGGACACCCGATCAGATCGACCTAGAGGCATTCTACAGCCAAGTCTTGCGTCGGGCTAAGGAGGTCAAAGATCGTCGCGACAAGTCGATCGGCCGACGCCTGACCCATGCCAAGAACGCTGGCAATTCGAACGCGATCAAGAACCTGCTGGGCGAGGCGGCCGCCATCATCGCCCGTCCCCTGGAACACCTCGACGCCTCGGCCCTCGAGGTGAACACCCAATCCGGCGTCCTGCGCTTTTCCACCCGACCCGGCGAGGATGATGGCGGCGCCCAGGCCCCGCACCCCGTCGCTCAGGTCGAGCTTGTCCCCCATGACCGCGACCAGCTGCTCACCAAGATCATGCAGGTCGATTTCGCCCCCACGGCCCGCGCGCCGCGGTTTCAGGCCTTCCTCGAGCGGATCCAGCCCTTGCCGGAAATGCGGCGCTTCCTGCAGCGCTGGTTCGGCTATTCGATGACCGGCCTGACGAATGAACAGAAGTTCGCCTTCTTCTATGGCTCTGGCGCCAACGGCAAATCGGTCCTGGTCGACCTGATGGCCAAGCTGATGGGCGACTATGCCGCCTCGGCCAAGATTGAATCGATCACCGGCCGGAACCGGCGCGGTGGCGGCGATGCCACCCCGGATCTGATCCCGCTGATCGGAGCGCGCTTCGTGCGCACATCCGAGCCGGACGAGGGCCAGCGCCTGCAGGAAGGCCTGATCAAGGAATTGACCGGCGGTGAGCCGATCCTTGTTCGGGCCCTGAACGAGAATTTCGTCCTGGTCTACCCCATCTTCAAGCTGACGATCAGCGGAAACCACAAGCCCGAGATCCATGGCGGCGACGATGGCATCTGGCGCCGCGTCATGCTGGTGCCCTTTGAGGTGCAGATCCCGCCCGATGAACGCGACCCCGAACTGGGCCAAAAGCTCTGGGAGGAGCGCGCCGGGATCCTGAACTGGCTGGTCGAGGGGTTGAAGCAATACCTCCAGCACGGGTTGATGGTGCCAGATCAGGTCGCTGCGGCGACGGCCGAGTATCGCGAGGACAGCGATCCGCTGGCCACCTTCCTGACGTTGTGCTGCCATGTCACCGGCGACCCATCCAGGTCGATCCCGGCGCGCGAGCTGAACCACGCCTTCGCCTATTGGCTGATGGACACCGGAAAGGGCACCTGGAAGCCCCGAACGATCGACAACAAGCTCTCGGGCAAGGCCGGCACTTGGAAAAGCCCGGTCACAGGCCAGTCCTTCAGCAAGCGCAAGGCCAGTTCCTTTCACTATGACGGGATCGAGCTGGTCGAACCCTTCCGGAGCGCCTTCACCAATGCGCCCCGGGCGCAGGATGGCACGCCCCTCTTCAACCATTACGGGGAACGCTGACCATGCGCCCCGCACCCCTTTTCCGCCAGTCGTGGGAGGACAGGGAGGACCGACACCGGGCGTGGGAGGACGGGCAGGCATGCGGGGCGCGGGGGAGAATGCCGCATCGTCAATGGCTTATGCGGCATCGTGGGAGGACAGGGAGGTTAGGGAGGACGTTTCTCGCGTACATATGGGACGCAAGGGGCGTCGGGGTGTCAGGTCAAACTATTCCAGACGTAGGGCTGAAACGTCCTCCCTAACCTCCCTGTCCTCCCATCATCTGCGCAACCCCATGGTTTTGCGCCGTTTTCTCAATCAATCCGCTTTCTCCTGTCCTCCCATGAAACTTCCTTATCCTCCCTGTCCTCCCATAACTGAAAACTGAGAGACAGCATCGAGTAGAAAAGAAGAAAGGAACCACAAGATATGGAATTGATCCTGCAAGAGGCCGAGATGACGGCCTTCGTCCAGCGGCTGATGGCGCGCAAGGCGCTGGCGGTCAGGACCATCGCCCGGGCCATGGGTCTGCATCTGCCGCCCGCGACCGAGGCCGACCGGCTTGAGGCGATCCGCGCCGCCGCCTTGCCGCCCGAAAGCTGCGGCCCGGACATGCCTGCCGCCCCGGCCCGCGGCCCGGTCAAGGCGATCCAGCCGCTCAGCATGGTGCGCACCGAAGACGGCTATGACCTGCGCCACACCGGGTTCCGGGGCCGGGATGCCGCCCGGGCGCGCGACGTCTTCGATGAGATGGCCGACCAGGCGCGGCGGGCTGGGGGCTTCGACCCCTTCACCCTGCGCCAGAAGGACACGGCCCGCGCCTATGCCACCCTGGTCGAGCGCCATTCGGCCCGGGGCCTGAAGGGCCGCTCGATCGAGACCATGTCGGGCGGGCGGGGTGGCCGGGGTAGTGACGGCGTGATGGACCGCATCCTGGCAGAGGGCCGGGCGATCGATGCGATGCGGGCAGCGGTGGGCGACGCCTTCGCACTGGAGGTCCGCCGCGCCCGCAAACCCGGCCGCACCGCTATCCGCCTGATCGACCTGGTCGATGCCGTCTGCCTTGAAGGGCGGACGATCTCGGATGTGCTGGGCCGCTTTGGATGGGCGGCAAAGGGATCGACGAGGGCTGATGCCCAAGGCGCCCTCGCATCCGCCTTGGATGCCATGGCCCGGGCCTGCTGAAAAAACCGGTTGACGCCTTAAGTCCGCCGGACGTATGTCTATCGACATGATCCACAGAAGCGCCCGGAGGCCACCGCCTCGCGGGCGCTTCGCGTTTCACCCCCCGCCCTTGCTTAGAGCCTTCTGGGTCCTTCCGGGCCATCCCACGTATACGGGCGCGCAGAGGGCATGTGTTTCGGATGGGTAAACGAAGCCGAAAGCCTAAACCGGGGCAGCTAAACGAGGATGGGCGGGTAAACGAGGGCACCATGGGGCTGAGCACAACCGAAATTGCTGCCACCCTGGGTGTCTCGAAAGGCCGGGTGAGCCAGTATGTGGCGGCGGGCAAGCTGGACGGGTGTTTCACCGGCGAAGGACGGGCGAGGCGATTCGATCTGCAGGCGGTCTGCAATGCCCTGGGGCGCAAGCTCGATTTCGGGCAGATGATGGGCAACGGGGCAGGGACGCGCCGCACCCTTGCCGCGATCCGCGATGAGGAAGACGACACTACCGCCGCCTTGCCGCCGCCCAGGACGGAAAAGCCGCGCGACGGGGCGGAACTGCCGCAAGGGGATGCGGGGCGCTATGAGCTGGCCCGGGCGCAGAAGGCCGAGGAAGAGGCCCGCCGCATGCGGCGGCAGAACCTGCAGGACGAAGGGCAATATGTCCTGGCCTCCGAAGTCGAGCGGCAGGTGGCCAAGGTCGTCGGGCAGGAGGTCGCGGAATTCGAGGGGGTGTTGCGGGCCGGGGCGCGGGCCATTGCCGACCGGATGGGGGTGGATTTCAAGACGGCGCGCCAGATTCTGACCGAGACCTGGCGCGGCCATCGCAGCGCCCGCGCGGCCCAGCTGGGCGAGGCGGCCGGGGCGGGCGAGATGAGCCCCGCCGAGATTGCGGCGGACAGCTGATCCATGGGGTTCCTGTCGCCGGCCGCTGCGGTGGTGGCCCGGGCTGCAGCTCTGGCGATGGCACCGCCCCCGCCGCCGGACATCACGCGCTGGTGCGAAGAGAACATCGTCTTCGATGACCGGTCGCCGCTGCCGGGGCCATTCCGCATCGCGGCCTTTCCGTTCCTGCGCGAGATCCACGAGGTCCTGTCGCCGGAGCATCCTTGCCGGGAGGTTACAATCCGGGGATCGGCCCAATGGGGCAAGACGGTGTCGATCATCCAGCCGACCATCGCGGCCTGGCATGAGCACACGCCGCTGGACAGTCTGGTTGTGCATCCGACGCAGTCGGCGGCGACCGAATGGGTGCGCAACAAGTGGCTGCCGATGCGGCGGCAGGCGCCGGGGCTGCGGGCGATCTTCGGCGACGGTCGCGGCGGCGACAATGTCGACGCGATCTTCAACCAGGAGACGCTGGCGCGAAACGGCAGCCTGAAGGTGGCCTCGGCCGGGTCGCCCGCCGACCTGACCGGCACGACGCGCCGTCTGGTGATCCTGGATGACCTGTCGAAATACGACATGACGGACATGGGCGACCCGGAAGCGCTGGCGAAGAGCCGGGCGGACGCTTTCGAGGATGCCAAGATCGTCCGTATCTCGACGGCGATGCTTGAGGGGACCTGCCGGATCAGCCGCGCCTATCAGCGCAGCGACCAGCGGCTCTTTCATGTGCCCTGTCCGCACTGCGGCCAGAAGGCACCTCTGACCTGGGAGAACCTGCGCCGGAACATCGACCCGGAGCGGCTGCATGCGGCCCATTTCACCTGCGATGCCTGCGGCGGTGTGATCGAGCATCACCACAAGATCGCCATGGTCGCGGCGGGGGAATGGGTGGCGCACAACCCGAACGGAGACCATCCGGGGTTCCACCTGTGGCGGGCCTATGTGCCGCAGCGGGACTGGGGGTCGATCGCGGTCGAATATGCCCAGGTGATGGGCTGGACCGGGCTGACGGTCAGCCAGTCGACCGAGGCAGCACTTCTGGGGCAGGTGCAGGCCGAGACGGAACAGACGTTCTGGAATGACGTTCTAGGCCTGCCGTTCCAGCAGGCCAGCAAGGGGCCGGACTGGACGGCGCTGCGTGACCGCGTCGAGAACGCGGACCCGACAGTGATGCAGGTCCTGCCGCGGGGCCTGTTGCCAGCGACGGGGTTCATCCTGACGGCCGGGGTTGACTGCCAGGGCGACCGCACAGAGGTGCATATCGTTGCCTTCGGCCGGAACTACCGGCGGTGGGCGGTGGACTACCGGGTGATCCCGCACAACATCGGCGAGGATGCCTGCCGCGAAGCCCTGTCGGCCATTCTGAAGACGACATGGAGAACGCAGACCGGGTTGCGGATCGGCTTGGACATGCTGGCGATCGATGGCGGCACCTATACCGAGGATGTCTGGATCTTCGCCAAGCAACATCCCTGGAGCCGGGTGATCATCGTCAAGGGGGCCACCAGCGCGAACGGTCCGGCGCTTCTGCCGATGAAGTTCGAGCGGCGCAACGACGGGCAGGCGCGGCGGCAACAGAAACGGGCATTCATGGTCAATGTGAGCCAGCTGAAGGCCGACTTCTACAACTGGCTAGCAAAGGATGACCCTTCGGTCCGGGGCTATGTCCAGTTCGCGGCCGGGCTGGGCGACGAATACTTCCGGCAGATCACCTCGGAAGTGCGCGTGCTGAAGCGGTCGCGCAGCGGGGCAGTGGTCAGCCAGTGGGAACTGGTCGAGGCAACGCGCCGCAACGAGGGCCTGGACACGATGATCTATGCCGAGGCCGCTGCGAGGCGGAAGGGCTGGACGTCGATGACGGATGAACAATGGGACCGCCTGACCGCTGAGCGCGGCGCGGTGCCGCTGACAGATGATGCGGGGCAGGGCGATCTGTTCGACGCCTCGGCACAGTCGGTCCTGGCGCCGCCAGCGCCCGTGCAGGCCCCCAAAGAGCCTGCGCCTGAAAAGGCACCGGAAAAACAGCCCGATCCGTGGTTCGGGCAGATCAAGGGGAACTGGTTCTGATGGCATGGTCGCAAGCCGATCTGGACAGTCTTGAGGCGGCCTATGCGGGCGGCACGCTTTCCGTGCGCTTCGCCGATGGGCGCCAGGTCACCTATCCTTCGGCGCAGGACCTGCTGAGCCGCATCCAGACGGTCAAGGCGGCGCTGGCCAGCGGCGAGTCGGCGAAGCCTTCTCCAATGGGCCGTTTCACAACCTTCGCGAGGGACTGATTCATGGCTGGCAAGGAAGGCGGCCTGCGCTGGTCACGCTTCGATCGCGCGCTTGAGTTCATAGCGCCGTCCAGGGCGGCACGGCGAATGGCGGCCAAGCTGAGCCTGTCGCAGATGCGGGCCTATGATGCGGCTGGGAAAGGGCGCGCGACAGAGGGATGGCGCACGGCCGGAACCTCTGCCGATGCGGAGATCGCGGCCGCCGGCAGTATTCTGCGCGACCGGATGCGCGACCTGGTGCGCAACAATGCCGTGGCCGCCCAGGCCGTGCAGGTCCTGGTCAACAATATCGTCGGGGCGGGAATCCGTCCGCGGGCGGCGGGCCGGAACAAGCGGGAAAACCGGCTGGCGGACAGGCTGTGGTCGGAATGGTCGCAACAGTGCGATGCCCATGGCCATACCGATTTTCACGGTCTGACCGCGCTTGCGGTGCGGGGCATGATCGAAGGCGGCGAGATGCTGGCGCTGAAGCGCGTTCAGCGGCGCGATCCGGGCCGCCCGCGGGTGGTTCCGTTGCGCATCGAGTTGCGCGAGGGCGATCACCTGGACAGCGCGCGCGGAGATTTCCGGGCGGAAGGGGCCCGGATCAGCCAGGGGATCGAGTTCGACGCGGCCGGAAACCGGGTGGCCTACTGGATGTTTCCAGACCATCCAGGCGGCACATCCAGCGTCTTCGGGCGCAGGAATGAATCGGTACGGGTCGCGGCCGAGATGGTCGCGCATCTGTTCGAGCGCCAGCGGACACAGAACCGCGGCGCACCCTGGGGCGTTCCGGCGATCCGCGCCCTGCGCGACATGGACGACTGGCAAAATGCCGAACTGGTCCGGAAGAAGACGGAAGCCTGCCTGGTCGGGATCGTCCTGGGCGACGAGGCGGCGGATGCGTCCATTGCCCCGGTGGTCGAGGATTTCGCGGGCAACAAGGTCGAGGCCTTCCGCCCCGGCATGATGGCCTATGCCAAATACGGCCGGGACGTGAAGTTCAACACCCCCACCGCGACGGGCGGGGTCGAGGAATGGACCCGCGTCCAGCACCGGATCATCGCGGCCGGCTTCCGGGTACCCTATGCGCTGATGACCGGCGATCTGCGAAACGCGAACTTCTCGTCCAGCCGGGTCGGGCTGAACGAATTCCGCCGCATGGTTGAGCAGGTGCAATGGCAGATCGTCATTCCGATGTTCTGCCAGCGCATCTGGGACTGGTTCATCGACATGGCCAAGACCGCCGGCCTGCTGCCGTCGGGCGCGGAAATCCCGGCCGAATGGGCTCCGCCGCGGTTCGAAAGCGTCAACCCGTTGCAGGATGCGCAAGCCGACCTGCTGGAGGTTCGGGCCGGGTTCGCCAGCCTGCAGCAGAAGATCGCGGCACGCGGCTACGATCCGCGCGAGGTCTTGGACGAGATCGGGCAGATGGCGCAGCTGCTGGACGGCGCAAAGCTAATCCTCGACAGCGATCCCCGCAGGTTGAGCAAGGCGGGCACGCCAGTCGCTCAAGGGGACGCCGGGGCGGAGCCCTCTGCAATGCCCGGCGACGACAACCCGAACAAGGACGAAACCGAAGACGAGGACGGCGACGGCGCCGATCCCGACGCGCAGGAGTAATTCCGATGCCCAGAGACATGATCAACCTGCCCCTGATCGGGCGGGCCGCAGAAGCTGTGCCCGGCAGTCTGAACCGCGAGGAACGGACGATCGATATTGTCTGGACCACCGGCGCGACCGTCCAGCGCCGGCGCTGGGAAGGCTGGGACGATCTGGTGGAATACGACGAGGAACTGGTCGTCTCACCGAATGCCGTGCGGATGGATCGGCTCAATTCCGGGGCGCCCTTTCTGAACTCGCACAGCGCCTGGACGCTGGAATCGGTCCTTGGTTCTGTGGTGCCCGGGACGGCCCGGATCCAGGGCGGCAACGGTTATGCCACGATCCGGCTGACCGATGCCGAGGATGCGGCGCCTGCAGTGGCCCGCATCATGGACGGGTCCGTCCGCTTCGTGTCGGTGGGCTACCGCGTCCACCAGTATGAAATCACCCGCAAGGACGGCGAGCGCGAGCTGTGGCGCGCCGTCGATTGGGAACCCATGGAAATCTCGGCGGTCGCGATGCCCGCCGATCCGGGGGCGCAAATCCGCTCGGCCGATGGCCGGCAGGATGCGCTCAACTCCTGCGTCGTCATCCGGGCCGACGCTTCCGCCGCCGCTGCGGCTAATCCGAGAGGGACTACCATGCCGAATGACAACCCGGCGGGCGGCGTCGAACCCGTCACCCGCACCGAGCCGACCGTGTCGGCAAATCCCGCCCCTGCGGTGGCGCCTGCGCCTGCGCCGGTGGCGCCGAGCGCGGACGAAGTGCGGGCGGCCGAGCGCACCCGCACCACCGAGATCATGACGCTGGTGCAGCGCCATGGTCTGGGTAACGAAGTGGCCACCGACCTGATCGCGCGGGGCGTGTCGATCGATGAGGCCCGCGCCGCCGTACTGGACCGGTTGGCCGAACGTTCGGCTGGCGCCGGCCCGATCGCTGCCGCGCCCACCAATGCCGCCGGCCAGGCGGGCGAGGTGGCTTATCGCGATGCGGTGGTGAACGCGCTGCGCCATCGTCACGATCCGGGCGCCGTGCAGCTGGATCCGGCCGCGCGGGAATTCCGCGGCCTGTCCCTGCTGGAAATGGCGCGGACCGTTCTGGAACGGCGCGGGGTACAGACCCGCGGGCTGAGCCGCATGGAACTGGCGGGCCTGGCCTTCGAGACGCGCTCGGCCGGCTATCACACGACCAGCGATTTCACGGCCATCCTGGCCAATGTCGCAAACAACACGCTGCGCGCCGCCTATGCCAGCACCCCGCGCACCTTCACGGCCTTCGCCCGCCGGGCGGTGATCACCGACTTCAAGCCGGTTCAGCGCAGCCAGCTGGGTGGTGCCCCTGACCTGGTCAAGGTCGCTGAAGGCGGCGAGTTCAAGTATGGCTCGATCGCCGAGGGCAAGGAAAACTATGCGCTGGCCACCTTTGGCCGGATCATGGCGATCACCCGTCAGGTGCTGATCAACGACGATCTGGACGCCTTCACCCGCGTCCCTGCCGCGTTTGGCGCCTCGGCTGCCGATCTGGAATCGGACATGGTCTATGCCATCCTGACCAGCAATCCGGCCATGGGAGATGGCAAGGCGCTGTTCCATGCCGACCATGGCAACCTGCTGACCGGCTCGATCATCGACGAGACGAGCCTGGCGGCGGCCTATCGTGCCTTCGCTTCGCAAAAGGGGCTTGAGAAGCGTCCGATTTCCATCATTCCGCGCTACATCATCGTGCCGCCGGGTGTGCGCGCGGTGCAGGCCCGCAAGCAGGTGACCGCGACGACGCCGGCAGCCACGGCGGATGTGAACACCTTCGCAAACCGGATGGAGGTGGTGGAAGAGCCCCGTCTGATCCCGGCTGCGGGCACTGATCCGTGGTTCCTTTCGGCCGACCCGTCGCGCATCGACACGATCGAATATGCCTATCTGGACGGCCAGGAAGGCGTGTTCACCGAAACGCGCATGGGCTTCAATGTGGACGGGATGGAAATCAAGGCCCGCCACGACTTCGCGACCAAGGCCATCGACTGGCGCGGCCTGTCGAAGAACCCCGGCGTCTGAGCCACGGGTTGAATACCGGGGGCAACCTGCCCCCGATCCTTCCACCCCATCATCACCCTTTTCCGGGAGACCCCCATGAAGACCTATGTTCAACCGGGCGACATCATCACGCTGATCGCCCCCTATGCCGTCCTGTCGGGCGGTGGCCTGCTTGTCGGTTCGATCTTCGGCATCGCCATGTCTGACGCGCTGATCAGTTCCGAGGTCGAGGTGAAAACCACCGGTGTGTTCGATCTGCCGAAAACCACCGGTCAGGCCTGGTCGCAAGGCGCCCGCATCTATTGGGACGACACGACCAAGGCCTGCACCACCACCGCCTCGACCAACAAGCTGATCGGTGTGGCGACCGCCGCAGCCCTTTCGGCCGATGCGGTCGGACGGGTGCTGCTGACCGGCGCCTTCACGCTCTGACGCCGATATGAACGCTTTCGCCGCCGCCGATGCCGCGCTGTTCCGCGATCCTAACCTGTCGACGCTGGTGCAGTGGCAGGCTGGCGGCGAAGGTCCCACGACGCCGATCCGGGCCATCCTGACCGATCCTGACCGCGTCGAGGGGTTTGACGGGACGCAGATCCTGACTGACAGCATGATCGCCACGATACGGACCGCCGAGCTTCTGGTCCCGCAGGGCGGAGACTATGTGCAGATCGGCGAGGACTGGTATGTCGTGGATGGCGAACCGCAGCGCGATGCCCACCACCTGACTTGGCGCGTCACGCTGGTGCCCGAGGACCGGGCCTGATGGAAATCACGGCGATCATCAATGCGGATTTCGCGGGCTGGTCAGCGGCGGAGTATCTCCGGGCCGAGCGGGCCGTGCAGCGCGGGATCGGCAGCGGGACGGCTTCCCTGAAGGCGGCTTGGCGCGCCGATGTCGCCCGTTCGCTGAGCGGGCGCATGGGCAATGCAATGCGGGCCGATGTCTATCCCAAGGGGCAGCCCTCGGCCAATGCCGCTGGCCTGGTCTGGACCAAGGCGCCGAATATCATCGATGCGCATGAGCGCGGCGTGACGATCCGGTCGAAGGACGGATTCTGGCTGGCCATACCGCTGCCGGGGGCCGGCCGGGGCGCGGGCGGCAGGCGGATCACGCCTGGCGAATGGGAGGCGAAGACCGGCCGCGCGCTGCGATTCGTCTACCGGGGCGGTCGCAGCGCCCTGCTGGTTGACGATGGCACGGTGAGGCGTGGCGCCCGCGTGATGAAGCGCGACGGGTTCAGCCGGGCGGCCCGCGGGTTCCGCAATCGCACCGTCCCGATCTTCGCCCTGGTGCCGCAGGTCAAGCTGAAGAAGGCGCTGAACCTGATGCAGCTTGCCCAGCAGGTCGGGGCGTCCTTGCCGGCGCGCATCGCCGGAAGCTTTGGGGGCTGACATGCCGACGACGAGCGAGACCATCCTTGCGGCGCTTAAAACGCTGCTGGAGGGGACGGGCGCGCGGGTCGAGCGCAACATCGCCATCCCGGCATCGGTTCCGGCCGCCGGGCTGATCATCCTGCGCGACGGCGAGCCGGGCGATCCCGAGGTGACGATGTCACCCCTGGCCTATGAATATGACCACCGCGCCGAGGTAGAGATTTATGTGCAGAAGGCCACCGGCCGGGAAACAGTGCTTGACGGGCTGAAGGCGGCGATCGGCCCCCTGCTCGCCGCCGATCGCACGCTTGGAGGGCTTTGCCTGTGGGTCGAGCCGGTGGCCCCGAAGATCAACGCGCTGCCCATGGAAGGGGCGGCGACGATTCTGGCGGCCGGGATCGATGTACGGCTGATCTATCTCACCACAGACCCGCTGGCCTGACCGGCCTGCATTCACCTTGAAAGGAGACTGTCATGGCACGAGCGCAGGGCGCACGGGCGCAATTGCTGCTGGCTAAGGAATCGGTCTACGGCACGCCGCCGGTTTCCGGCTTTGTCCTGATGCCCTTTGCCAGCACCACGCTGGGGCAGGAACAACCGCTGATCGAGAATGAACTGCTTGGCTATGGCCGCGATCCACTGCCGCCGTCGCGTGATGCGATCACAGCTGACGGTCAGGTGGTCATTCCGGTCGATGCGCAGGGGATCGGTCACTGGCTGACAGGGCTTTTGGGAGCGCCGGTGACCACTGGGGCCTCGGCGCCCTATACCCATACCTTCCAGTCGGGCGGCTACACCCTGCCGAGCTATTCGATCGAGAAGGGCACGCCCGAAGTGCCGCGGTACGAGATGTTCTCGGGCTGCAAGGTCGACTTCATGGAATTTCAGGCGCAGCGCAGCGGCCAGCTGCAGGCGACGGTCGGCCTGGTGGCGCAGGGCATGGAGGCCGACACCAGCACGAACGGTGGCACGCCCAGCGACCTGACGCTGATCCGCTTCGGTCATTTCAACGGAGCAGTGAAGCGCGACGGGGTGGCGATCGGCAATATCGTCAGCATGTCGATGCGCTATGCCAACAACCTGGACCGCATCGAGGTGATACGGTCCGATGGCAAGATCGACGGCGCCGACCCGTCGATCGCGGCGCTGACCGGCCAGATTGTGGTGCGCTTTGCCGATACCGTCCTGCATGATCAGGCCGCCGATGGCGACCCATGCGAGTTGGAACTGTCCTGGGTGATCGATGCGGAAACCAGCCTGACGCTGACCGCCCATGCGGTCTACCTGCCGCAGGTGCGCAATCCGCTGGACGGGCCCGGC